CACCACGGATGTATTGGGATACTGTTCCTGCACCTACTACAGAGATATTCCCTGAAGTAGTTACGGGACTATTGGTGACAGTGAAAGCCGAAGGCATAGAAAGACCTACAGAAGTGACCCCCACATCTAGGTTGTCCTGCATCCAATCTTGAATAGTTGAAATAGTGACCTTGTTAGTAGTGGTAGCACCGCTTGCTACTATAGGTAGAACATCATTATTCGCAATGTCTGTGCGTTCTACAAGTTGACTTATTCTCTTATCTGCCATAATTCTTAAATATAAAATCTTGAAGTCCCGTTTTCTTGTAGCATATATGAGTCATCTTCAAGAAGGATGAAATCATAGTCTACAGGGCTGATGTTTCTCAGGATCTTGAATAGGGAAACATAGCACAAATTATTCGCAATCGGATTGAACTTATCTACCTTCTCAAGTTGGAAGTAGTGAACACCCACTTTGATGATAGTCCTAAAATCTAGGTTCATGATGTCCGTAGGTGTTAGGTAGAAATATCCCTCCAATAGCCTACTATTCCTGTCACCTATCGAAGTGATTAAACCTTCGTAGTACTCCGTGTATAGGTTATTGGTTTGAGGGTAGACCCCAATCGAGAAATAGACCTCCCTAGGATATGAGAAAAGCACATCTGTAGTAGGGATGATAGGATCATCTAGGTGACCTGCATAGGGGTAGGCAGTATAGGCTATGTTCCCTGAAGAATAGGCTATATTCCAAGAAGGACATTCTACCTGTGGCTTCCAATACGCTATTCTAGGCTTGAAGTTGTCAGGTACTTTGACCCCATTTTCTACCTTGTACAGGTGGATCATGATCTGCCCTAGTACTTGCTCTCTCATTACAGGAGGACTGAAGACCACCTTCACAGTCTTGGTGTCTAAGATGAAATCATTGTCTATTATGGTTCTACTTTCCCCATAGGCTTGATTGAATTTAGTCTTGTAGGATGTACTCCAATAGTCGGCATCATCATCAAAGGTCAATCTGTACTCCTTGGCTGAAAGTTCGGATAGTGGGGTGATAGTTATCTCTTGGCTTTGATCTAGCTTATCACTCCAATCAAGTGCCTGATCCTTGAAGGTTCTGTAGAACTCATTGTAGGGGATGATTTCTAGGACATTTGTCCGAAGCCTATCCTGCGTTACATACAGATTATACATTGAGATGATAGACTTCAAGAAGTCACGCTGCTTCATTGACTTTGGAAGGGTGTATCCTATCTTCATAGTATCACCTTCTTCTAGTTCTACTGCCACGGGTACTGTGTTGCCTATCTTGAATGATCCAATAGGTGCTACTACTACCTCTGTCTGAAGTTGGGTATTCGTTCCTACTATCTCTCCTGTCAATCGGATCTCAAAATAGTCATTGTATGCAAGGCTAATTCCTGCTGTGATTTCTACATTCCAAAAATAGAATTGACCTATAGAATTGAAAGGAACAGTTTTGCTAGTGAATACTTCCTGAGATCCATTCTTCAAAACTGAGATAGTCCAAAGGTTATCTGTGTTCCCCTGCAAGGCTTCAAAAGATAGCCTTAGATCTAAGGTCAATCCTGTGTTCAAAGTTTGGTTTTTATTCCACCTAAATCTAGTGCCTGAATTTTGCACCAAAAATCCTGAAGCTAAGGTGCTACTGAAATTCAATAACCTTGAGAAGGAAGGATCTGTAGTCACTTCCTGCTGATATAGTACAGGGGTCTGATGTAGTAGGGTAGTGCTTTCCTTTGTGATGGTCTTTTCTGCCGTGATCAAAAGTAGCTTCCTAAAATAGAAGGAATTGAAGAATGGTGCAGTCACTTGGAAGTTCGCTTCCGCAAAGATCCGCTTGAGAATCTCACTTACAAATACAGCAGGTTTGAAGTTCCCTATAGGGTAGGTGATTGAGTCTACTGAATAGCCATAATCCACCAAAGGATATACATAGTTGTCAGCACCATCTACCCACTCAAGCCTGTCCCAACTATCCTCTATATTTGTTCTGTTCCAAGTATGGTCATAATCATCAAAATCCAAATCAGCTAGAGTCTTGTCCCCTAGTTCGTGAAGGATATCCCGAAGCCTACCAAACATATTAACTTCATATACTATGTCACCTTCCTTGGAGTTGATTTTCATCATCCTTAGAACCCCGTCAAAGATCTTGACATTATCTAGGAAGATCTGTGACTGCGCCTGCTTTGCAGGGTTGAAGTTCTGCCCTATGTTTACATCCCCTACTATGTAGTCATTGCTCACAGAGATGTCAAAGATATTCCCGAATAGCTGCTGATTCTTTGCTGTACTTGGTAGGGTCAATGTCTTTGAATAGGATGTATTCCTTCTCTCAATGTCGCTAACATCAGCCACAGAGAAGGTGAATTCTACATCTATATCACCTAGGGTATCCGCTTCAATACCTTCTACAAATAGCCGTGCGCTCATATTACCTGTCGATTGTTTATGATTTGGAATTCTACATCTAGTTCAATATTGAAGACCTTATCTGAAGCCGTCTTCTTGACCTCATAGCTACTAGCTGAAGGCTTGACAGGAATCCAAGAAGGGCTGATATAGTTGTCATTCACAAGGTTCAAATAGACCAAAGGGCTAGAGTATAGTTCCCTTAGAAGTTCCGCCTGTGCATCATTCAAATAGTCTGAAATGATCTTCCAATTTTGCGTTTCTTTTGTGTAGTAGATCGGGTTGATGTTCTTCACCACTACCCCGTTAGCCTCATAGATATCACCGCTGTAGTTTCTCTCATAGCCTTTCTTTTCAATCTGAAAACTAGTCTTGTTCACTAGGTCAAAGTTGAAGAAATCAAAAGTTCCGTACTTGTTTAGGTAGGCTATCCGCATAGGATCATACCTGCCACAGGATTGGGTGTATAGGGTAGCGAATTTGTACCTTCTTGCAGATCCGTTATTCCAATTTACAAATAGTTGAATAGATACTACCCCTGATCCATAGGTCATTGGGGTGATCTGTACATAGGTGACATGGGGACTAGTAACTGCCGAAGGTGTGATGTAATAGGTCTGAGTGGTAGCGTTTGAATAGGTCACAAATAGTTCTACATTGGTCAAAAGCCCCGTGTTAATGAAGCCGAATACCTGCGCATCTGTCTCCCTTACTTTGATAGTATCCCATGCAGTCAAGGGCTTGTAAACAGTATTACTAGATCCCCAATATTGTGCCTGATCAGAGTACCATTCTTTTAATTCTAGCAAAGGTAAAGCACCTGCAAAAGCATACTTAGTCTCACTCACTACCTCACTAGCCGTGACTATGATAAACTCCCCACCTACCTCATAGTACTCATAGCACTTCAGGTAGTATCCCTTGATCACATTCTTTGAACTTGAAGAAGTAGCAGTCTCATAGAAGCCCTTGGAATAGGTGAAATCTACAGAGACATATTTTGAGACATCGAACTCCACAGCATCCCCAGGATCAGCAGGGCTGTCATAGTATGCAGTAGTGACTAGTTCATCATCTGAATTATATACTTTCACCACATACTTGAAGCCTATTTCTTCTGAGTTCGTGCTGCTTATAGTGTAGTTGATCCTGTTGAATGCAGGAAGAATATCAATGCTTGGTTCTACTAGTGTGATCATTTGCTTATTCTTAAAATGAGTGAGTCTGCTCCTATGGTTTGAATGTCTACATTGAATTGAGGGGTTGCCTCATTTACTGATCTTTGGATGAAGTTAGTCCCTGCTATACCATACTTCTTTAGGAAGTAGGCAAATAAGGTCACACTAGTAGAAATCTGTGGTAGTATTCTTCTACCCTTGAGAGTTTCATCACCTGCTTTAATCCTAAGATTTCTAGCCTCTATCTCCATGTTCTTCCTTTGCATCCATCCTTCCAATTGTTTCAAGGCTTCAAGAGGCATATAGTAATTCTTAAATTGATAGTACCTACCTTCTGCATTAGGGTAGACCTTTTTGTTTTTGATGCTATGCTTTACACCCTTGACCCCCTTATCTATGTAGTCAAAGTATTCCGCACCTGTTGGAATCTCTACTCTATAGCCATATTTAGTTTCAATGATGTTAGGCTGTCCAAAGGATTTTTTAAGACCACCTTGATCCATTGGTGCATTTGCCTCAAGTTTATCCGCTAAGTTATAACCTAGCCGAAGTAGTGCGCTCTCTACATTTTGAAGCAGGATTTCTTCTGCCTTCAGGACATATTGATTGCCTCGAAGTTTATTCCCTCCAATTGTGATATTTGCTACTTCATCTTTTGTTGCAACTGCCATTTTTTATACTGCGCTTCTTTA